CCAAAGACAACCTTCTTACGTCTCTGCAACAGCTAGGCAGAAGCGTATCCAAAGCAACCGGTGATGAGACCGCTCCCGGTGGGCGCCCCGGTTACCGTCAGAGCGGCGGTACAAGCACTGGTGCCAAACCAGCCAACGCAGCAAAGCCCAAACCCGCCCGCGTGGCTGACTACAAAGACGCGCAAGGCAACACTTACGATGGCAATAGTGGACGCCTGAAGCAAGCTAGGAAAGCCAGCGGCACGGCCTCTAGTGATAGAAGCACCCCCTCCTCACCTCGTTCCAGCAGCACCCCGACCCGCTCCAGTGGCTCCAATGGCTCTTCCTCACCTCGCTCGATGCCTCGGCCTTCTCTGAGGGCTGCTATGGCGTCATCCGACGCAGGCATGAAGAACCAAGATAAGAACTACCGGGGCAGCCTGTTTGAAAAGACGTTCGGCTACAAGCCTGGTCAAGCACCTGATCAAACAAAGACTGCTAAAAACTTCGATACCAAGTCGGATCTCTATATCCCATCCACCAAGGTCGACGGCAGCAACCTTGATGCCAAAAAGATCGACCAAAAGAAGGTTAATGAATACACCCGTCGTAAGCGTCGGTATAACGACTGACCTTTAACCACCTCTGAGACCCCTCTATATGCCCCTGCAGCACGCCTGTGGGGGCTTTTCCATGTCTTCCCCTATGAGTGATGTTTTAACGGCCCTCAGGGGCGATTTCAAGCTATTTCTTCAAGCCCTATGGCAGCAGCTTGATCTTCCCTCCCCAACTCGTGCTCAATACGCCATCGCTGACTACCTACAAAGCGGTCCGAAACGTCTTCAGATCCAAGCCTTCCGAGGAGTCGGTAAAAGCTGGATCACTGGTGCCTTCGTTCTTTGGACACTCTTTAACAATCCAGAGAAGAAGATCATGATCATCTCAGCCTCTAAGGAACGAGCTGACAACATGTCAATCTTCCTTCAGAAGCTGATCATCGAGACCCCCTGGCTGAGCCATCTAAAACCAAAGTCGGATGACTCCCGTTGGTCTCGTATTTCCTTTGATGTGAACTGCTCCCCCCACCAAGCACCTTCCGTAAAGAGTGTCGGTATTACGGGACAACTTACGGGTTCTCGTGCTGTCCACATGATCCTTGATGACATTGAAGTTCCTGGTAACTCAATGACTGAAATGATGCGAGAGAAGCTTCTTCAACTCTGCACCGAAGCTGAATCCATCCTTACACCAAAGAAGGACAGTCGAATCATGTACCTCGGTACTCCCCAGACTACCTTCACCATCTACCGCAAACTAGCTGAGCGTAACTACCGCCCCTTTGTTTGGCCGTCTAGGTATCCACGTAAAGACAAGCTCTCCCAATACGAAGGTCTTCTCGCGCCACAAATCGTAGAAGATATCGAGATGGGAGTAGAAGAGTGGTCTCCCACTGATCCTGATCGATTTAAGGATGATGATCTGCTGGAACGAGAAGCAGCCATGGGTAGAAGCAACTTTATGCTTCAATTCCAACTGGATACTGCGCTAAGTGACGCTGAAAAGTTCCCACTTAAGTTCTCCGACCTCGTTGTCACCTCAGTTAACCCCACTCAAGCACCAGATGCTGTGGTGTGGTGCAGCGATCCTCGTAATATCCTCAAAGACTTACCTACAGTTGGCCTACCGGCGGACTACTTCTACTCCCCCATGCAACTCCAAGGTGAGTGGGGTCCATACACTGAAACCATCTGCTCCGTTGACCCCTCAGGTCGTGGTACTGACGAAACAGCAGCTACCTACATCTCCCAACGCAATGGCTTCCTCTATGTCCATGAAGTCCGAGCATTCCGTGATGGTTACAGCGACGCCACCCTCCTTGATATCCTGAGAGGTTGCAAGAAATATAACGTCACCAAACTGCTCATTGAGACTAACTTTGGTGATGGCATCGTTGCTGAACTCTTTAAGAAACACCTTCAACAAACCAAACAAGCCATAGATGTAGAAGAGGTGCGGGCTAACGTAAGGAAAGAGGACCGCATCATCGATGCCCTAGAGCCGGTCATGAACCAACACCGCTTGATCGTTGATCGTGGTGTCGTGGAGTGGGATTACGCCTCCAATAAAGATGCCCCACCAGAAGATCGCCTGCTCTACATGCTCTTCTACCAGATGTCCCGCATGTGCCGGGAGAAAGGTGCCGTCAAACACGACGACAGATTGGACTCCCTAGCCCAAGGCGTTAAATACTTCACTGATGCCATGTCCATCAGCGCCCACGAGACCGTGAAACAACGTCGAATGGAAGATTGGCAGGATATGCTCGACTCCTGGATGGATGACCCTCACAGCGCCGCTAACCACCTTGTAATGGGCTTCTATCTGGAGCAACGTAGAACCGCCAGAGGGGCCACTAACCCAAGGCGTAGTATTAAATGGGTCTCACTTTAAGACACTAGTCACTGGAAGGCTTTTGGTTGACCCGACACTATAAGCGGGAGCGGGAAGACAATGGGGAGTCGTGTCTCACGTAGACGTGATCCCCAACTCCCCTCTATAGATGTCATCTTGAATTGACATCCCGTGAGTACTAGTAAATCAAAAGACACAAAATAGTAATTCAACTAGTAGTGGATCTTGGATATCCTCAGCGAGGCGTAAGCCGAGCGGGTGAAGGGATATCTCTTAATCCAATCTTCTTTAATTCATTGATTAGAAATTGAATTAGAGGAAGACTGAATCGGGATCATCTGAATGGCCTCTTGAAGGGCCATCTGAATGATACAGGATTCATTCTTATTACTAAAAATTCCAACCAGTAGCTATTCAATGACCCATACGGCTTCACTCATCCACATCACTCCCAACGCTGAAGACCTCATCTCTTACATGGCCAGGGTGTCTAATCCCTCTAACCAATCAAACACTACCTCAGCACCAAAACTCATTAGGTATCTAATCGAGCATCAACATTGGTCCCCGTTTGAAATGGTTAATATGTGCGTACAGATTGAGACAACTCGGAGTATTGCAACTCAGATCCTTAGACACCGTAGCTTCAGCTTTCAAGAGTTTAGTCAACGCTATGCAGCTGTTACTGAAATGCCTGAGATTCCTCAGCTAAGGACACAAGATCTGAAGAACCGACAGAACAGTGTGGATGATCTGGATGAGGTGTTGGCTAAGAAGTTTGAGGTTGAGATTGCTAAGCACTACTGTGATGGGTATCGGTTGTATCGAGACATGCTGGATGCTGGTATTGCTAAAGAATGTGCCAGAGAAGTCCTGCCATTGGCAGCCCCAACCAAGCTGTACATGAATGGATCGATTCGCTCTTGGTTGCATTACTGTGATCTTAGGACTGCTAATGGTACGCAGAAAGAACACGCAGTCATTGCTGGTCAAATTCAAGACATTCTCTATTCGCAAATACCGAATGTTTGTGAGGCGATGTGGAGTGATGACTGAGAGGTGCCTAGAAGGGCCTGGAAAGTGCCTGTAATGGAGTTTCCGTGTACTGGGTGCGGTGAGTGTTGTCGTCGCATACAGACGATCCTAGAGGCTAATCATCAACATCCGATTATGAAGGAGTTGGTGGAGCGGTTTCCCTTTTCGACAAGAGAAGATGGAGCCTGTGAGATGTTGCTGGAGAGTGGTCAGTGTTCTGTTTATGACAGTCGACCGATCCTGTGTAATGTCAAGTTGGGTGGAATGGTGTTGGGAGTTGATGAAAGTACTTGGTACAGGCAGAATGCTGATGCTTGTAACTACATGATCAAAGAAGCGGGGTTGGATGAGAGCTTTCTTGTCTCCTTGTAATTTTTGACAGAAATTTCTCAAGCCTATTCGCCAGTGGCGGGGGGCCTGCTGAATACCCCCCATGGCCCCCTTTTGTATGCAGAATGCCGCGCTAGTTATGGTATCTAGTAGTGACAACTAGGTTTTCTGCCGTCTAGCGCCTGGCTGCTTGGCTTTATTGTTATTGAGAATCATTATCAATAGGTCCTTAAATTCCATGAGATCTGTGCGCGCATATATAGATCGCGCGCGGTTCTTTTTTT